ACAGTGGTCGGCATACACTACCTCCGATCCTGTCGGAGATGTGAAGACTGGAATTCGTCAGGTGCACGGTGTGCTCTTCATGGAGCCTAACCTTGGGATCTTCCCATACGAGGTTATGTCTCAGCTTGAAGATCATCCCGACTTCATCGAGCGGATTAAGTACTCACAGGCGGGTATCCTTACTGCAGACATTATTGCTGCAGTGCTTGGGATTCCTCGCATTGTAGTGCCTGGCGTGGGTTACGACTCGAGCGGAAATCCAGGTGCTACACCTGTTCTCTCATACCTGTGGGGTAAGGACGTCCTTCTCGCATGGGTGCCTCCGAACGCTGGACTGAAAACTCCTGCATTCGGATACGAGTTCGTGTGGCGTTACGGTGGCGGACTTGTCCAACGAGTTGATCGTTGGCGTGAAGAGGCTAGGGGTGCGAACTTGATTCGTGTCCGTAGGCGCTACGACCACAAGTTCATCGCTGTTGATGGCAGCAGTCTTTCGATTGCTGGGTACCTGATCAAGGCTGCGGTGGCGTAATGGCAAAGACAGACTTCGTTGCAAGCTCTAAGCGACTGGTGCTTAATGCTGCGATTGTAAGTCTCACTGATTCGAGTGGTGGGACGGCCGGCGATACCATCGTCGACGTCCCAGCCACTTACACTGAGGCTACACTTGCAAATCAATTGGCATCTTTGACAGCGAAGGTCAACGCCATTCTTACGGCATTGCGAGACGCTGATATCATTCTGCCATAAGAAAGGGCGACATGGCAAGAGTACTCATTGGCGATCTGAAGTGGCAGGACGAGGGAGCGACCGAGGCGGAAATCATTCCGAGCGGAACCAAGGTCGTTTCCCTCACTGCTGCTCAGAAGAAACACGTCAAAGAAAACGACTTCTGGTGCTCAGAAGAGGAATGGATGGTGCGGCAGGTTTCTGCTGGTCTAGCCGAACTCTCTGACGTCGAAGAGTCTTGGGACCTCGATACAGAAGAAGCAGAGACGGAGGAAGAGTAGACTATGGCAGCACTCGTCTCAATCGACGAAGTGCAGTCCTGGCTCTCTGAGGACAGACTGCAACTCTCGTTTGACAATGATCTAGGAGAAGAAGTCAATATCAGTTTACTGGTAAGGGCTGCACTTCATACAGCATACGATACCAGCTCCTGGGTGGATAGGACGACGACTCCCTCGCTGGTTCGTAAGGTCATTGCAGCGAGAGTTGCGTCTGTTCTCTACAGAAAGGTCTATGCTGATCAAGCGGATGAGCTGCCTTATGCTGATTGGCTTAATGGCTGGGCAGACGATACACTAGAGGGCATAGCTAATGGTACGTTGCGACTTCTGGATGTTGTCACTACTGTAGAAGCCGACGCTGCACAGGTAGCACGTAGTATTGCTTTCAAGCCTAATGATGCTACAGCAACAGCAGATGTTGAAGACGCCACCAAGTTTACTATAGGGCAGATCTTCTAATGCCCGTTACACTTTTTTTAGATAGTAGGGGACTCAACCTGCTTGCAAAGGATCTAGCCGATACAGGTAGGCAGTTTGCCAAACGTGGAGGCATGAGAGAACCTCTACAAAAAGCCGCTCACGAGGTTCTATCGCCTTCTATCAGAAAAAACTTTCTGTTTGGTGGAAGACCTGAGCCGTGGCCTGATGCAGTGCCTAACACAAGGTATAGACAGGCAAAGGGACAAGGGTTTGTTGGAGGAAGAAAAGGAGGTGTCATACAAGGATCATTGGCTCCACCTCTTCTTGTCACTGGTGGACTAATGAGATCGGCCTCTGCAAAAGCGCGTTGGCATATTAAAGAGAACCGCCTTACTTATGGTAACTTTCCTTCTACCAAGTGGTATGCTATGGTACACGATACTGCTTCGATCGCCGAAAGGGCAGACATCCCTGTTCGTCCGTTTGCTTTGATTCAAGAGGGAGACATCAAAGCTATCGGAGAGGTTTTTACGGAGTGGGTTGAGGATAAGGTTAATGAGAACGTCAGGCTTCATTACTGATGGCACTCTCCTCAGACTATAGTATAATCGTACAGACGATTGTCGACTTACTCAAGACTGATACATCTCTTAGACTTAAGGACGTGTTCTATGGTGACCAGGAGCTTATCCCCCGAGTTCCAGCGGTCACTGTAGAAGGCGGACTTAAGAGAAGATCCTACAATCAGACGGGCCTTCAGACCAATGTTGATCTGTCCGTTTTCATAACAGTCTTTCATGGTGGTGTCAAGGACAAGAGTGTTCTTCAAAAAGATATTGATGAACGCACGCAGCTCATTGAGGCCGCATTACACGGTAACCCAAAACTTACGACGACTTCGAATACAGGCGGTTATGTAATCCATAGTCTGGTTGTCTCTAATGAGCCAGGCTTTATTACAAGAGGTCGGACTGTGTTCTTGGCAAGTAGGTTGACTTGGGAAGGTCTAGTCAAGGAAAGGATTGGTGTATGAAAATAAAGGTCATCAGTGCTTCCCCCAAGGTTGAGGTCGTCGGTTTAGGTCTGATCGAGACTAATGTTTGGGTTGAGGTATCACAGGAGAAGGCTGACAGATTTGAGGCTCTTCAGGGCAGACCTCTAGGTGAAGCTTTCGAAATAAAGAAGTCCACTAAGAAGGAGGCTGAGTAATGCCCGCTGGAATTGGGGCATCGGGTTCTGTGGGCGTAGCTCGAGAAGTAACGGCAGGCACTTATGTTGCACCGGAGAAGTTCATTCCTATCCGAAGTGAAAGCTTGTCCTACGCCCAGGAGACCATCTTCACGCGTTCCATTCGTCAGGTTGCAGATCCTGTGTTTGCGGTTCCTGGTAATGCAACCATTGAAGGTGATATCGAATTCGAAGTCACACATGATACACTGCCGTACCTTTTGTATGGGATGCGTGGTAGTGTAGGTAAGGTGGGTGTAGCAGACCCCTTCACCTACACACTTACACCCGATGCATCCGGACAAAAGTCAGGCACGAAAACGACACTGTCGTTTACTATCGTTCGTAATGCAATTGTTTTCGGCTACACCAACTGTGTCATCGGAAGTCTAGAGCTGACAGTAGACAATGGTATAATGGTTGCTACGGTCGGAGTTCTGGGACAGGACGAGGCCTCACAGGCTGATCCTACCGAAGCGTGGCCTACTTCAGTGCCATACGGTGCGGGAGAGTATGATATCGAGATCCCATCGGCGTCCGCCGTCACAGATGTCGATACACTTACATTCACAGTGAACGATAACCCAGAGCACGCGTACAGACTTCGCAGTACAGGACGTGGTGCACAGTTCACCAAGTTTGGTGAGAGATCAGTTGAACTGTCTGTCGAGCGAGACTTTATTGATAGGACTGACTACGATGCCTTTAAGGCTTTGACAGCACAGGCTATCACGTTCAAAGCCTCGAAGACTACCAACAGAGATGTAACAGTGATTCTACGGTCGGCTATTAAGGATACCTACGAGATTGGACTAGACGGGCAGGGCGATCTTGTTCGGGCATCCATTACATATCAGGGTATCTGGAATCAGGCCTCCTCAGAGTCGTACAACATCGTCGTCGTCACTGACGAGGACATTACGTAGGTAAGGAAAGGACAGGCTTATGCCTAGGGCGACCCTTGATACGGGAGCGACTGAGAGGTTTGATCTTCAGTCGCTCCCTGCGATGAATGAAGAAGATGGCGGTTGGGTTGAGCTCCGAAAAATGTCTTATGGACAGGTACTCGAGCGTAGAGATATGGCAGCCAAGATGGCAGTCGATCTAGGACGAAGAGGCTCTACACAGACAGAGGACTTGAAAATTACTACGGAGCTTATCCAAAAACGAGTTACGGAGTTTGAGTTCAAGATCTGCATTGTCGATCATAATCTGGAAGACGAGAATGGCGGTAAGCTCAACTTCAGAGACCCCACAAACATCTGGAGGCTCGATCCTAAGATTGGTCAGGAAGTTGGAGAGCTGATTGACGATCTCAACCAATGGGATGCAGACCTTGTGGGAAAAGGCTCGAAGGCCTCAGAAGTGAAATCAGAGCCAGCGTTGTCCTAAAGAGAAAGCCAAGTCCTGAAGTCGGAAGACTAATTATGATCACTGCAATGTGTAAGGTCTTCAGTTCACTTCCAGGTCCTGGCGGAGTTCTTGATCAGGACCCCTATCTAATGGAAGCTATGATGCTTGTTCAGGAAGCCCATAATGAGGCAGAAGAACGAGCAGTGAAGAAGGCAAAGTAGTGGCGCTAGCCATTAGAGAACTTGAGTTGATCCTGATTGCTCGGGATCATTCAAGTGCTGTTCTTGCACGTGTTGGTGGGGCCTTTGTTATCCTCGGTGCTCAAATGGCACAGGCAGGTAAAAAGGGTCTGAGTGCTCTGGTTGATATGACAGAGGAAGCCATAAACTTTAGACAGCAGATTGCTCTGGCTGTTACACAGGCCGATATGAACCTCGGGGCTACCATTGAAGATGTAGCCGCCATCTCTAATAGAGTAGGTAAGGACATTCCAGTTCCCTTTGAGGAACTGAACGATGCACTGTTTGATATCTTCTCGACTCTTGACCTCGACGATCTTGGTCAAGTAGAGGGGCTGCTAAGAGGTTTTGCGGAGTCAGCTGTTGCGGGTCAGGCTCCTATCCGTGATATTGGTAGAGCTATCATTGCCTGGATGAATGCTCTCAACCAGTCACCTTCGGTAGAAAACATGACTAAGCTACTTGACATTCAGTTTGAACTCGTTCGAGAGGGTGCGGGTACCTATGGAGAGTTCGCTGGTCAGGTAGGTAAGGCCATCCCAGCCTTTGTTGCTGGTGGTCAGTCTGTGGAGACCTTCTCTGGTATCCTTGCCTTCCTCACTAGAAACGGTTTGAATGCCGCAATGGCAGCCACTTCTGCTGCCAGAGCTGTCGAGCTTATGTTTACTCCGAAGGCCATTAAGAACCTTCGTGAGATGGGTGTTGCCGTTACTGACTCAAATGGCAACTTCCGC